ACCTCCTGACAGTTGCTCTCCTGACTCATGGATCAGCAGAGTCTCGACGATCACACCTGATTCACACTCATGCGTCTGCTGGATCAGAGCGATTCCGTTATTGTTTAGACCGTCGATCACAGCCTCAACGACCGCTGAAAGGTCGGCGTACTTGCTCTTGAAGTGCGGATTGCGCGAGGTCTTGAGTGCTGGCCCAAACTCTCGCTGTGCTTTGACGAGCGCGGATGCGATCTGCTTCATTGTCTGTCCTTTCCTGTAGTGGTTTCCAACCAAACTTGCGCCATGTAATTGTGATGTCGGTGGCGGCGCTTGACCGCCACACAAAGCTGGGATCGCTGATCATGCTGCAAGAATCGCGTACATCAACGCAGCGAACAACGTCCACACAACCGCACAGTACGACATCTCCAGCAGTTGTGCTTTCGTTTCTTCCCGTTCGTAGTGGCGCTGCACTTCATACTCCCAACGGTTTTGGTCATTGTCACGCATTTTTCACCTCCACATTGAGTCCGGATAAAGCAACTTGAATTGCAATTTTTGATCTGAGAAGTTCTGCGTAATGCAGGTTTTCTGGCAACTGCCTGTCACTCAATGTTGCAAGGTAACGCATAGCCTCAAGTGCTTTTGCAAGATCGTGTGCTGTAACCATGTTGGCTGCTCCTGTGTTGATGGAAGAATCATCGCACACTTGTTGACGCTACGTCAAACACTTTTGTCGAATATTTTTTTATTGGATCAGCAGAGTCGATAGCAAAAATCAATGTTATGTTGTCGCTGTGTTATGATATTTTACACGTTAATTGACACGAGGAAAACATGGATCGACATCAAGCATTAGCAGTCGCAGCAGCGTGGGCTGGAGGGCGAAAGAAGTTAGCTGACAGACTGGGAATCTCTAGACAAGCAATCGCTACTTGGAAAGAGCGGGGAGTCCCTCTAGTCCGAGGCTTTCAGATCGAAAGGCTGACCGACGGTCTTGTCAAGGTCGAACAACTGTGTCCAGAAAAATGCCAACAAGTCTGACAGCGCGGTCAAAGTGGATGCTAGAGGGTGACGGCTACATCGTTGCCATCGTCGAACACTACAACGCATTCACTAAGCGCAAACACGATCTCTTTGGTTGTATCGACCTGCTAGCAATCGGAGCAGGTGACACCATTGCAGTTCAGACGACTTCCAAGTCAAACATGGCAGCTAGACGACACAAAATCCAGGAGTCTGATGCTTACCCCGAGATGATTCGGTCAGGCTGGAAGATCCAGATTCATGGGTGGTTCAAAGACAAAAACAGATGGCAATGCAAGGTGGAGGAGCTATGCTGATCCCATTGGTCAACGAGGATGCCCGTAGGAAGGCTCTGGAGGCCGTTAGAGACGCTAAACCGGGTTGGGTGGTGTCGATATCCAAACCAAATAGATCAACTGCTCAAAACTCGCTCTATTGGGCTGTTCTGCAAGAAGTCAGCGAACAGATCCGTCCTAACGGTCAAGGTCACACTTCAGACGTTTGGCACGTTTACTTCAAGACTTTGTTTCTGCCTGCTCGTATGAAAGAACTCCCAGGTGGTCAGGTAGTTGAACTGGAGCCGACTACAACAGGGATGACTACAGGAGCGTTCTCAGAGTACGTGGAGCAGGTGATTGCATGGGCGACTCAGCACGGGATGACATGGACGGACGACTTACGTGCTATGCGTGTGGAGCGCGACACGATAATGCGTCTGCCAAGTCTTTACCAGACGGAACAATCGTAGGCTTGCAGTCGAAAGAATATGCGCTTTTCTGCGAGGCTAAATTTGTGATCAAGATGAGGAGCAAAAAGGCCCGTCAGAACTACTTAGATTTGGTTGAACAGAAACGCGGGATCGATGGAAAGAATCAATTGGCAAAAGAAATCATGAGGTGGTGGAATGTGGAGAAGCAAGGCATTTCTGAGAGCGGTAGCAAGCCTACCTTGTCAACTCTGCGGACGGGAGGGAGAAACACAAGCAGCACACGCTAACTGGAGCGAATACGGTAAGGGAATGGCGATGAAGGCACATGACTGTTACTCAGCAGCCCTCTGTGTTGGATGTCATTCAGAAATCGATCAGGGAAAAAAACTGACTTACGAGGAACGGAAAGAATTATGGGAAGCAGCATGGAGAAAGACTATTTTGGTCTTGTGCGAAGAAGGGAAACTGAAACCAATGTAAGCGTGTGGGATCACAACTTCAAGCGCATAGAAAAGAAGTTCAAGACCTGCAAGGAATGCAAGGAATCAAAGGAGGAAGATCAGTTCTATCGACACCCGAAAGACGGTCTGTACAGCAGATGTCGAGTGTGTGATGCAGAGAGACAACGAATTTATAGGGCAAAACGTGCAAGCAAAAATACAGTGGGCAACACCGGAGATCGACCAGCAGATCCTGTACATAGCCCGAGTGTCAAACCCAAAAAACCAGCATTCTGGAAACACCAATCTTTTAGCGTATCTGATGCGAAACGGGCACGTTAGTCCGTTTGAGATGGCGAATGTGTGCATGGAGATTGAAACGACCCGTGACATAGGTAGACAGATCCTGCGTCACAGGTCTTTCAGTTTCCAGGAGTTCTCCCAGAGATACGCAGTTGTTGAGTCTGAGGCTGACTTACGTGAATGTCGGATGAATGATCCAAAGAACAGGCAAAACAGTATTGTCTGTTCTGATCAGGAAACGATTGCAGAATGGGAGCGACTCCAGCGCAACATCCAGAAGTATTGCGGTGCAGCATACAAGGCTGCGTTAGAGGTTGGCATTGCTAAAGAGCAGGCCAGATCACTGCTTCCGGAGGGTCTAACGATGTCACGTTTGTACATGAACGGGACTGTCAGAAGCTGGATTCACTACCTGAAGCAGCGTTTAGATCCAACAACACAGAAGGAGCATAGGGAGGTCGCTCAGGCTGTTCTAGCTGAACTGAGGACTGTAGCGCCCATCACCATGCAAGCGTTTTTTCCAAAGGAGTCAACATGAAAGCGATCATTCTTGCTATAGGACTGTTGCTGTCCGGTGCTGCTGTAGCTGCTTGTGCTACACACACCTATTTCCAAAACGGTCGAATTGTGACCTGTACAACGTGTTGTTTTGGGAACAATTGCACGACGACTTGTTTTTAGGTACACTTCTATCTGTTGGCGTAGGAACCGACGGATAGAACCCTTGCTCATGCATCCTGCCCAGATCCACACAGTCTGGGTTCCTACCAGGGTGCAGCAGCAAGGGTTTTTCTTTTCCAGGCCAACCGCTCCGCTCGCGTGAGTAGAGCACCTGCATGGGTGCCAGCGGTAAACACCGGCCGATCTTCACCCTGATTGCGAGCCGACCAGCCTGTCTGCGAGGGACTGGTGTAGACGCTTGGGACAGCGGTGGTAGACCACCCAGGCATCGAAACAATCGCAGCCTCCGGGTACTCTGGCCCTGTCACAGGATGACACAGGCGGGAGAGGTAGAGACAGTGCTTCGCAAGAATGCTCTGCTCCACCCTGGGGGAGTTATGTCCAGAGAGATAGGTGTTAGGAAAAACCTATAGACACAGACAAAACGATAAAAATAAATTCCAACACAAGCCTTCTGGTCTGGTTTACAGTATCACCACTGACACACAACAGCAGGAGAACAAAATGAACATAGACGCACAACTCAACGCAACGCAATCCAGAAGGATGTTCGCTCAAGATCGGTATCTGACCAGACTTGAGAAGCGGGAAATCGCAGCAGAGAAGATGATTGGCGAACTGAGCAGCGGGAAGTTCTATGTGTTCCCAGTTGGAGGTAAGTACAGGGAGGGGTCGAAGGTTGATCTGATTAGCTTTCTGATCAGGAACAATTACGCATGAAGCCACAAGACGTTAGTCCTGAGTGCTGGGATGACTTCCTAGCACACAGGAAGGCAAAGAGGGCCATTGTCACACCCAGGGTGATCAACACCATCAGGCAGGAGGCACAGCTTGCTGGATGGACTCTGGAGCAGGCACTAGATCACATGGTTCTGCATGGATGGAGAGGATTCAAGGCTGAGTGGGTAGAGAAAAAACAGCGCAAGCAGGATCAGAAGCAAGATTTGTGGAATCAACTGACAGGCAAAAACATCATTGATCTGGAGGATGCACGATGCAAAGCTATTGCGAACGGCTAATAGAGCGTTTTGGCGTGTTCTGGGGTAAGCAAAAAGTGCTTGCTCAGTTTGGATCGACACCAGACGAGATCCAGTTGGCAAAGGATGCCTGGGAAGCACAACTTAGGTCTGTGTCACCGGAGACAATCAAGCAGGTTCTGGATCACATCAAACGAGATCCTCCTGCATGGCCTCCTTCTCTGGCTGATTGGATCCAGTTGTGCAAGCAGTTCGATAGGCCAGAACACAGACCTGCATTGCCAATGCCTGCCAAAGAAATCACAGAGGCTGGGAAGCAGATCATAGAATCCGCTGTCCAGCAGATGAGGACATCAGGATTCGACTACCTGCACTGGGCAAAGTTCCCAAAGAGCGCACAGGCAATCCTGCTGCTGAAGCGTGGAATCCAGGACGACAAGAGACTTGCTGACATCTGGGCGCATCACATGGCAACGAATGGCGCTGACTGCCAACCAGAGGCTAGAGAGCAACTTCTGGCTATGAAAGAAAACTATAAGGTTGTTGAGATCGATTAAAAAATTTATCTATAAAAGACAACACAAGCGGTCAAAAGTGTGAGATGATTCAGTCATCAAGACAACACACACAGGAGCAGCAGACATGATCAAAATCGAAAATTTCAACATCCGTATCGTAAACACAGGCGACAAGTACGGGCGGGATGACTGCCTGATTAACGAAAAAAGTCAGATGGTCGAGTTTTACGACAGCCGTTTTGATCATAAGTGCAATATGGGGCGCGGACAGTTTGTCAGTCGGTACTACACCAGCACCATTCTCAGTGGCAATTACTCAGACGGTTTGTGCCTTGACG